CATGATCGAAGCAGGCAAACTGAACTTGGTGGGTTCGCCGTAGCCACGCATGAACTGCGTTGTTGGTCGCACGCCCGGAAGGTCGCTGAGAGAAGGATCAGGGTTGATACCAAACTTGTCTTCGACTCGTGAAGCGAAGCCGAGCTGCATGCCTTTCTGTACGCCTTTCTTGGCGATCATCACTTCAGGTATCTTTCGCCAAGCTTGCATGCCTCGACCCATAGCCATACGGGTCGGACCGACGGTTCTCCCAGATGCTTCCAACACCGAAGCGTTAGGAAGTATCCGACTAGACAACATGCCGCCTCGACGCATCCGGTCAATGTCACCGGCAAGGTCTGTGGTTTCCATTGCTGCTCGACCAAGCCCCGGACTGATTCTTGTTAGAGGCGAATACCTGACACCGTGAGCTGCTTGGAGGGCTTTCGCTCCTTTACTGCCAGCATGAACACCTTTGGCAAACAAACCAACTTGGCCTACACCTGAGAACAGTAAGGCAACGTTGACTATCGGCATGAGAAGGTCGTCAACTGGTCCAGTGACTTTCCACAAGCTTTTGAGTGACTCAATAGGGTTGAAGTTCCCTAAACGAAAATTAGCGAGAGCATCTTTTATGTTGTTGAGCGGATTCTCGTAACCCTTTACTTCTGAAGCGATCTGATCGAAATCCCAGAACACACCAAGCTCGGTAGCTGCTTCCAGTAAACCTGTTGGTGCCAGCCACTTATCGAACGTCTCAAATACTTCACCAATTGAAGAACCGGGGCCGGGTACGTTGCCTTGTTTGGCACGAGTGAAGTCGTCCCCGCTCATCTGCCAATAGATGTTGTTCATCGCCGGATCCCACGATGAGTCCATTGTCACCATTTCAGGGCGCACATATCCGAGCCGTACCGCACGTTCTTTGAATGCTTGAACGCCGCCAGCGTCCACGTCTTGCGGTAACCGCACGTTCGCTATACCGCTACCGATTCGTCGAGCTTGCTGACCCAACGTGTAACTCCGGTTCGTTGGTTCAGGGGCAGGCATTGTTTGCTGAATGTCGTTCTCTAAATCACCGACAAAGCTTTGTAAAGCCATCGTGTCTAAACCTGAGAAAGCGGCAAGGTCGAGAGTCACCATTTCCGGGAGTTTGGGAAGCGACCAAGAGTCCTCCACTGCTTTAATAGCTCTAATGCCTGCGTCGATGCCGGGAATTGAAACCATTATTTAACGACCTTGAAGCTGGGGAATCCTTGCGTGCGGCCACTTTGTGCAGAGCCGCCTTTGAACCCGGTTCGTTGTATGAACTGCACCATTTCATCCATCAGAGTTGGGTCCATACGTCCGTTGCCCTTTACGTCTGGCACGTCAACTTCAGATCGGAAGGTGCCTTTGCGGAACGACTCTTCTGAGCCTCGAGATGTAAGTCTCCATACCACTGTCCTGTTCGGATCAGCTCCTGGGACCGTCGTTTGACCTATAGCCATTTGAACCTGTCCAGTGCCTTCAACCGGCAGATGCACAGCGATCTCTGACACCCGGTCATCACCAATCGTCAGATCGAATGGATGTGCAGCTTGACTAGCTTTGCTCTCCCATTGGTCAACAGCGTCAGTGTTTAGTACCTCACCAACCCCGTCCCAATACCAGCGGCCATTCATGCGTTCATACGTTGCTTTGTGACCGCTGCCGTAACGACTGGTTTCGGCATCTTTGAAGTATTCGAAGAGGCCGTCTCGTTCCACCCACGCCTGCACACTGTTCGCCGAGTTTGGGTCACCGTTACGACTCAAGTGTTGAACCATGTTCACGTCATCTCGGTAATAATGCTCATAGACCGGAGTCATGCCCGGAGGGATCTTCTCGCCGTTGCCGTACATAACGAAGTCGAGGATCTGTTCGTTATATACGTGGTCGATCATTCGGCCCTGATCTGAGCCCTTCAACAAACCGGGATGAGCTGCGAGCGTTTCATCCGACCACATTTCCTTCGGAAGTACTTTGGCTTTCTGGTCAATGAAATCTCCGTCATAGGAAAGTCCTTGACGCAAAGCTTTGCGAGCTTTCGCTCGGTTCTGTTTCGAATAGTTAAGCCAAGAGTTCTGGCCTGCTGTCTCAGAATGCATTGCTCCTCGAGCAGCTTCAGAGAACATTTGTGAATGCACTAGGTAGGCGGCCTCTTCACCGTGTCGAGTGAAACTGTTACCCATCACTGTGTGACCAAAGAAATCGTGGACCGCTCGGAAACGATCGTTCTGATCGTTTGACATGTACGGATGTCCACCAGTTGCTTCGGTTGAGAGAACCTTGATTCTGTTGTTGTTCCGAATGTCGGCAGCCATCTCGGCTGGTGAGCCGTACGGGTTTGAGGTGACAACCTCAACCTCAACAAACATGACCTCAGTCATGTATTCGTACTGAGCATCAACCTCTCGAACTAGCTGGTCATATGCGGCAACGTCTGTGTCAGTCATTGCCGAATCCATAGCTTCATACGCATCAGCGGTTTGTCGAGCTACCGCAGGGTCCGCTTGAGTTCGATCGAGCCTGGAACGTTGCCCTCTCAGCTCCCCCTCGACTCCTCGATACCCGAGTTCTTTCTTAACACCACGGACAGGTCCGAGATCAAACACCCCGCCCCATGTGTCCAAATACCCTTGCTTCGCTTGCGAAGCTTGAGGCACATGCCCAGCTTCTAAATGAGGGTTCGCTGAATGCATAAAGTTTCGTGCCCGACGCATCATCTCCGGGTCGTCAAACACAAAATGAACACCGCTACGAGTCTCAGTGTCACTTTCTATTCTTACTTGGTCGACAGTAAGCCCAGCTTCCTCGAGGTCATCGATTGACCAGTACTGCACGCCGTCGTCATCAACCCACACGGTCGACCGGCCTTGGAACTGTGGTTCAGGAACCACTCGATGAGTGATCCCTGCCTCGTTCAACATTGCAGACATGTGGTCATGCGCTGCTTTAGCCTTAACGCCATGGTTAGTGACTGCTGGGGCAGACACACTGATAGCCATTTCTCCTTCAAGACCCGGCATTGGAGAAGCAGCACGTTTAATGCGACTGCCGGTAAACGAGGCACCCTTAACAGCATCCACTGTTTGACTTCGAATAACGTCTTCGTAAAACTTTTTAGCGGACCCAACAACCATTGGTTGCCGAGGCCGAATGTTCTGACCGGTAGGTGAATACCCGAAACTGCCGTAACCGCCAGTCATATTGGCACCCGGTGGCACTTGCACCTGCAAGCCCTCAAGCCCGTGAGCCAACCCAACCTGACGAACCGCTGGACCAAGTCCTGAAGCCATACGTTGCTTGCCGGACTTGACTCGACCAACGAGGTCTTTCGGGTACCGCCAAGTTGGTGTTGAAGATTGAGCCAGATTGCGGTGAGTAAACGCTGGTGGCAACGGAGTCGTTACCGCCTGAATCAACCGATCATTAAATATGTGAGCTGGTCCTTGGCCATGTATCCAGTTAGATGGAGACTGAACCTGCTTAAACGTTTCAGGGTCATAGGTCTTGTAGTTCTTGGTTGTGCCCTTCCACTCTCTCCACCTCACCCACGTCAAAGCCTGCAACTCAGAAGGAGTTACTTTGCGAGTAGTTCCGTCTGGAAATTCGATATCGCCTATCTGTTCAGTGGCAATCTCATAAGCCCTTCGCACTGAGCGATACAAGTTGTTACTCATCCGAGTATCAGGCGCAATAGAGAAACCCATTGCGATCGCAAAAGCGTGACGGTCAATGACTACCGGCACATCTTGATCGAGTTCCCCAAACAGGTATCGGGCATTGTGATCGTTGATCTCGCCAGTCATCATCCCGTACACCAAAGCTTGATGACGATCCAGGTCGTTAGGTGTGGACTGCAAGATCGCTTCAACAAAGTTCGGTTGTTTCAACGTGTTGATTGCAGTCATCTTGTTAAGGAAAAACTGTTCAACTTCGCTGTCACCCATACCAACTAACGCCACAACGTTCTTTGCTTCGTCGCTAGTGGTTTTAATGCCAACCACTTTGTTCATGTGATCGGCTAGCTGTCGAGGAGTAGCGTCCGCATGGTCAGTTAAGTAACGGCCAGCAGCTACAGCTTTCTCGATGTTCTGTTCCCACAACTCTCCTGCAGACATCAACGAGGCAACACCAACAAGTTTGCGATGATTCATGCCAAGGTCATTTGCGGCAGTAGCTAGGTCGTCACTAGCCAGCCGATACCAGCGCACCGACTCGTCAAACTGTCGTTGACTCTCAGGAATTATTCCCTGAAACGGAGCTGGTGCTTTCCTAACTGCTGGATTAGCACCACTACCAATATCTTGTGGACGTAAAACCTCAGGTACGTCACCCTTAAACTTTCTGAGTCCCTGAACTGCTGGGCCCTCTAAAGCGTCGTTGCGAACAACTTTGACCGGAACTGCTTCCAGTCCTCTCATGTTCGCTGCAGCTAAACGTTTCTGTCCGTCAGTTAACGAAGCCGCACCAGTTCTCGGGTTGTACTCCAACACCACAGCTTCTCGAATACCGTTAGCTCGAATGTCGTCGGAAAGCTCGGCAACGTCGTCGACGACATCTACTCCGAAACGCTTCAAATCTTGCACCGGAACTACTTGCACCAGCTCATCAACGAGAGCTGGATGAGTTGCTGCTGGTCTCATCACTGCAGCGTCAAGTTCTTTAAGGTTTGTCATCACCTGTTTCTTGGTGAAATCAACGATGTTGTTCACATAGAACGGCATTGACTGAACCGGGTTAACCATTGCTGCTGTTGTGAGACGCCGATTCATTTCCGCTTCGTCGATTGATGCCAAGCTTCGAGCGTCAATATCGAGGACGTTGAGGTACACCTGATCGGTTGCCGGGTCAGTACCTAGATAAATGGAGTGAACACCAGCTCTTAAGTCAGCTAACGCCAGCTCAGGGTGACCGTTACCCATAGTGATCTTCGCTAACTGAACCATGCCTGCTCGCAGCTCAGCCATTTCAACTTCAGTCAGGTCTTTGCCGGACATCATTTTCTTCCAATGCTTATCGATGTCAGGCATTCCTTTGCCTAAGCGAAGCGTTGGCTGGTTAGTCCACCCTTTTTTCTTTGTGACTAGATGATCGAACTGTGAAACTTCGACAGCTACAGCAGCCACTCGAACTTCACCCAAGCTCATTCCTGTGCTTTGCGACATCCGATAGTCAGGGATCTGCTCAAGTAAGTCGTCTGCTAATCCTTTGAAGAAAACGTCGGCTTGGACAGCGTTGCTGTTGTTTGGTCGCCATTGACCTAAGTCATCGGCTTTACCTATTAGTGATTGACGTAGATCGATGAAAGCAGCAGGTTCACTGAAGTTAGCTGTACCCATGTTTGCTCGAGTTACAGACGACATTGCCTGCCGTGATCGTCCACCAATAGTGGGGATCAATGTTCCTGCAATGACTGGTTCGTTTAAGGGTCCTGACAACTGACCCAAAGTTCCCGTATCGGTCGTAGCGACCATGACCGGGATCTGTGGTTCGAAACTATTCTTTGGACCAAGAGGAGCTAAACCCAAAATAGAGTTCATGGTGAACGGTCGAGGCTGAACTGCACGACTCGCACCCACAGCAGCTCCACCGACACCGGCAGCGATACCGATAGTGCCAAGGCTGCGTTCAACCCATCCAGCGTCAGGGTTCACTGCCGCTCGGAGCGCTAACGCTTCACCAAGCACTGGAGTTGTGTAAGCCGTTTGAGTAGCGAAATCACCAAGACTGCCGAAAACATCAGACACCGAGAAACCATCAGTAGCTCGATTAGCCATCTGTCGACCAAGAATGCTGGTCGGCATCATGTCGCCGAGCATTCCTAGTCCACCTTTAATAACACCTTGCTGTCTGATCGGATCAAAGAAACTGGATTGTCGACCTTGAGGTTCAGGGGTCGGTTGTGGAGATGGTTCCGGTGCAACAGGTCTTTCGGTTAACTGTTCCTTTTGAGGAATCATCCCGCCGGGAAACACCATGGCCGCTACCGCCGGTTTTCAATCAAAGCGTCCATGACAAGCTTCGCCCACTCCCGTGTCTCCTCGGACACTTCCGGGTGAGTGGTTAGCGCATCAAGAATCGATAAACGTTGCTGATCAGCAGCTTGCTGCTTCGGAGGCATAGGAGCTGCGCCCTGATCCATTGGTTGAGATAAAGGGACACCTGGCCGTTGAGTGGGAGACATGATTCCTTGAGGAAGCATCGACGGACCTTCAGCAGGTCGTCCTTCTTTCTGAGGCATGCCACGAGTTGGTAAAGGACCGGGGGTGCCACCTACTCCTTGCTGCTCAGGAGCAGCCATCGGTGGCAGCGAAGCTTTGAGGTTCGCTACATCGGCTTTCTCTCCGTACGTCCCAGACTCAGGTTTGTTCACCGAAGTGTTCTGAGTAGGAGTCTTCTCTATGTCCATTTCAGCCATTACTGACAGCTTTCGCAGATCTCATATCCGTCGACCGAACACTCAATGGGAGTGTCATCGTCAAACGGATCCATTTCAGGTCGTTCACCCAACATTTCGGTAGGTGTCTCATCTACTTCCTGCGTCATCCAGTCACCTGTGTCCCAAGCATTCCGCCCTCACCTGCGGGCATTCCTAAACGTGCCAGTAGCTCAGCTCCGCCCGGAGGGGCAGGCAGCATGCCAGCACCGCCGCCCTCACCCGGGGGAGGAGCCCCAGCCGGAAGCCCTGGATCCATCGGAGCACCAAGCCCCGTTGGCATTTGAGCTTCCAACATCTCTTGTTCTGGTTTAACGATGTATTCCTCAAACAAATCGAAAAGATCGTCACCTTTCTCACGGGCACGAGCGATATCTACCAATGCCTCGTTAGGGACAAGACCAGACTCAAGTCCCTGTAACAGTTTCGCTAACGCCATCGACCGGAACTTCTCCACGTCAAGACGTGAACGTTCCCGACCAACGTCGGTTAAACCGTCAATGTTTTCTTGAACAAACTCTTTAGAAACAAACTCTGCTTGGCTGTACTGGATGTGCAGCACAGCGGACTGTGCAGGGTCACGTCCCAAACCAAGCCCATATTCGACTCGAAGCCGATGCTTAGGATCGATATCGGTACGAGGCGTGTACTCAGACAAGAACTCTTGGTTGCGTAAAATTCCTGCCGCTGTTTTGGTGTTAGGGAAATACGCTTTGTCGACCTCAAGAGCAATGCGTAACCCACGCTCTATTTGGCGTTGCAGAATTTGGTGGTACGTCCTGATCGCTGTGTTCATCATCCCAGCGGAAGCTTCAAGGAACTTCGCTGAAGCAATCGACTGATCGATCTCACCAGGTCGACTCTTCGGCCAGCGTCCACCAACGTGGATGCCTTCGATGAGTTGAGCCAAGTCGGCTTGAACATTCAGCGATGACACTGCTGGTGGGACACGACCAATAGCGCCTTGCGGTCCAAGTTCAATGAACGAGCCACCACCGTATGGCATTTCACCAATCAGGTCTTTCACGAAGATGTCCGAGTAGACAGCTTGATCGGCGTAATCCAAGATCAAACCCATCAACCGGATGTGAGCCTCGAGGAGACCAATCACCTGATCGAACTGTCCACGTATCTCACCATCGAGCGAAACACGAGAACCGATCACTACTGGACAGATACCGGTCTTGTTAGGTATCCGTTCCAGCTCAACTGGCAAAGGCACATCCTGTGACGAGCCGTAAGCCACTAACCCAGAAGCCGATGCCTGATACAGGCCAGTCAACAAATACTCTTCTTCGTCGTAGTATTCGACCAACACCACTTTCGAATTCTCGTCAGGGTCGCCGTACTCGTTGTGCTCACCAAGAGCGTCACGAAGTTTGTCTCTGTAAGCATGAGGGAGCTGCGTGAAATACACCTCACGAGCAAACATGCAGCGTCGAACATCGTCACCCGGACGGAAACCCGGTTCCGGGTAGCACTGTCGAGGATCTCTGCGTTCAATCAACGGGATCTGTTGTTCGAGGTCGGGAACAACAGTCCACACAGACATGCCGTAAGCGGCTTTGTCCATCACTGATCGAGGGATCAACATGTCCATCGCATTTACGTCCATATAAGACACAGCGATCTGCTCCATCAGAGCAGCAGTTTTTTTAGCTCCCTGAGTGGGACGATCTGGTTGCACCCGAACAGTTGGAACTAGCGAAGCTGACTCAGCGGTGTCCTCGAGCGCAACCTGAATCAAGTTCGGAGATCGAGAGTCCACTCCTTCTTCGTCCGGGTCGAAAATGTCGAAATCGCCACGAACCACACGGTCAATGGTTTCCATCCGAACATCACGGTCATAGTGACGTGAACGCCAAGACGCATACATATTCGGAAGCAGATTGATATCTAGCATCAGCTCTGGACTTCAACGATCTCTAAAAGCGTTCGTTCGATCTTGCTCATTTCTCTACCAGTCCTTATTTCGAACGCCTTACCTCTCACCTCTGCCTCAGTGGAATCCTCTGGCATGGTGAAGTAGACGGGTTTCTCGTTTACCAACGTTGCGCAAACAATTTCGTTCTCTGCTTTGGCCGCACTGGCCCTAGCAAACGACTTCTTATTTTTGAAAGTTTTGAACATAGGGGCCTCAAGGGCCCACCCGACAAGTGTCGCCTAGTTACTGGGATTCCAGATCTCAGGGTCAACATTCATAGGTTCGGGACCGTCTTCGATGTCGTACTCCTCTACCGAGCCATGTGGTTGAGCTTGCCCAACGGTCTGTCGACGGTAACCCCATTGACCTCGAGTCATATGACCCGGTCGTTGATCACGAAGGTTTATGCCCCGAACCTCTTGGTTTTGGAAGTCAACGACACGACGGCGACGTTTCACACGGTTAGGTACCCGCATACGTTCATGGAACATCGGCAAATGAGCCCTGTTCATCAGATCCCTGATACCAAGATCAGCGAACCACAAACTCATGACACGGTCACTGACAGCTCCCATTGGGAAAGCAATCAGCTCCTCCAATAACGGTTGGAAGATCTGTGTAGTGGGAGCGTTACCCCACGGAATAGAAACCAAACCAGTTTCCATTAAAGGAGCCATCGATTCGACACCGAACTGTGGATCCCATTTGTTGCCGTGAGTGTGATGAGGAACAACCCTCACTCCCCTCTTAGCGAGATGCTGTACCAGCTCCATGTCGTATTGCACGATCTGAGACTGCACACCGTTCGACTCGACTCTCCACTCAAACAACGGGTACCGGTCAGTCCAATCCAAAATCTGGTTCTTCATCTGAGGGGCTTTCATTGACTTAACAGCCAACGAGTCCACCAAATACCGTTTGCCGGTAGCAGGGTCTACCCCTATCAGTGTGAAAGCCGTGAACCCTGATCCTTTATTGGCCCCCGCCGGATCTAACCCAGCGAACAGACGCCACGACGAATCGAAATGGCCTTGCACTCGAGACGTGTCCTTACACATGTCGAGCATCTCTTGAGTGAACGAAGCACCGACACCGGGAATATCGACCTGCTGATAAATCAACTGGAAGTCCGCTGGACGCATCTCTGAACGGTGAACCAACGCCTGCGTGTACGGAAAATGTTCTGGCCACAACGTGGTCTCAGTTTCATCATCCATGACACACGGATATCGCAACACCTTGTAACCAGCTCGAGTGTTCAAAGCCGAATACACGTCACCCGGGTTCACACGGGTACCAATCCAGATAGCTCGACCCGACTTACCGATACGAGACAAAGCTTCCTTATCGAACCACTCCAACATGGCAGCAACCCGGTCAGGGTTACGCATGTTGTCCAAAGTAGCTACGTCATCGAACTTGATTACGTCAGCACGACGACCATAAATCTGTTGACCCACACCAAGAGCTGCGATAGTCGGATCCTTCTCAGCAGTAGTACGCCCAGCAACATAAATAGATTCACTCGACCAGTTCGACTGGCCGTCAGGCTTAAACGGACCCCAGTCCTCAATAGGACTTGGACCATCCGAGTACAGCTCAGGGTTCGTCAACATCTCCGAAATCGAATGCATAAACGTTCTAGCGAACGGCAACGACTTCGACACAATCAACGTACGCAAATTCGGGTCCCGGCAAACGTCATACACCGTGTGCCACACCGTCACCAACGTCGACTTCGAATGATACGGAGGCATGTTGATCAACACCCGAGGATTCGGTGAAGTTATAGCTTCCGCAATTTCCTTATGAAACCCAGGTGTCTCATGATGCACACCACAATCAGGACACGACCAGTTCTGCAAATAATGTTCACAAAACTCGGTGAACGTCCCAATGCGACGCTTCTCATTCAAACCCAAAGGACCAACCCGTTGCTGCTCCTTCACCTCAGCAATACGAGTTTCCCTCTTCTCCCGCTCACCCTTCATACGCCCAGACAAATGCTGGCGAGACAAACCAAATTCCTTAGCTGCAGCCGTCTGAGTCCAACCATGATTCAAACACTTGTCGATAGCCGCCTTATAGCGGCGCTCCTTCGGCCACGTCTTATACTTCGCCAGCCGAGGCTCAGGCATCTAACAACCCACATCCTTCCGAAGCGACTCCCACACCGACCACTGGCTCTCCGTCCAATTGTGATCTATCGAATTCATCAACTGGCTGCACTGCGGCGTATACCCCACCCCATAAACAATCGAACCAGAATCCACAGGAGCCGCCTCGCCACCCGGCCAGAGCATGATGATGCCGCCTATGGCGGTTCCGATTGCGATGGCTGCTGCAGCGATGGACTTGGTGAGTTTGGTTACTAGTTGACTCCACTTGTCTGCTTTCTCTACTACGTCTTCGATCGTCATTTGAAGTCCCCTAGTTATTACCCTTGACGAGTAGACACGTCTCGGGTAATAGATTGACTAGTAAACCTTCGGTTAACAGCTTATGCCAGTCGAAGGAACAAACTAACTTTCTTGGAGCCGTTAACCCGAGCCACTGGCAGGCTGGTCGGAACGGTTGGTCACCCGAATAGGGTCAGCAAAGAATGTTTTAGAGCGACGACAGCTCATTAAAAGGTCGGGGACGTACAGGGCGGGGGGACAATCGACGTATGTCCGTACCTCGATGTGCCAGACATAAAATGAACAAAAAAACAAGGGACTTAAACGACTACGCCAGTATGTCGTTTTGTCGGCGACAAGGTGGGAAGCCTTTCCCCTGCCTGCCTGCCGTCGATCTTATGGACCCCGGTTGCGGCTTGGCCTGTGAGCCCGAGTTTCTGGGCTCTAGCTCTCGTTTCTGTGCTGGGCGAGCGGCTGGCCAGTGCGTGTGTTGTTCTACGTCGTACATCACGTCTGTTCGCTGTGGATCTGGATGTATTTCGAAGGTAATGAGCCGACCGTCATGAGATATGACGCTCAAGCGAGCGGCGCTAGCTCTTCGTCGTTTTTGTTGTGTGTGTGTGTGGGTGGTTGTTCGTGGTTCGTGGTGGGTGTGGCGTGGTGCCTGACAGAATTTCTTTGGCCTGTGTATTCAGGTTCTTGTGGGTGTTTTGGATATTTTTGGGATTATTTGGCCAAATTGACTTGACTGGGTCAAGTTGACTGTGCTTAGAATGTTGGCAGCATCTTGGAGACTGAGTTGACGATGGATGCCAGAGGCCCACAAGAGCAGCCTCCGCCGCCCAAGGCAGTTGGGAATAGTCGCAGGGCAACCGGAGGGCAGACTCCGGGACCGAGGGGCCGATACGTCGGACCGGGTGAGAGTCCCACAATCCTGTAGCGACGAGGCCGCACCAGCCTTAACAGCGAACGTGATCTAACAATTCCTTCTCCTCGTCTTGAGCTAAGTCGCTCAACTGATGAGGCCCAGCAGGCCGAAACGAGGAGGAACAATGATTACAACGAGCAACTACGAATTCTTCATGCAGGCACAGTGCTTTGGCGGCTTCTATCCGGTCTATGAGCCTGTGCAAAAACGATGGGTTCAAGTCTTCGATGCGATGTTGGTTAGGGACGCTGAAGGCGCTGCTAATCACTACAGCTTCAAGATTGATGATGAGGGCGGTATGGATGAGTTGGTGCTGCCTCTTGAGGGCAGTGTCGGCTGGATGAACCCGAACGCTCGCTAGTCGAAACGGCCTTCGGGCCGTCGTTGTGGTGTGAGAGACCACGACCTGATGAGACATCTCAACCCACGAGGAGGAACAACAATGAAAGTACAAAAATGGCAAGTTGTAGGAACCGATTCCGAGGGGTATCGAGAGCCACTCAAATTTGGTTATTCGATGAAGCGAGACTTCGTCTCGGAGAGCGACGCTGTAATCACTTTGGAATGCAATCTTGATGACTTGGTTGCTCGGGGTTACACGGATCTAGTTATTCGATCTGAGTATGCCTTGGACAGTGTTGAG